TCCCGGTGCCGGTTGTGGCCGTCGCTACCTTAGCGCGGTTGACGAGCGTAACCATTAGGCCACCGTGAAGGTGAAGATACCGTTCGCGTTCCAGACAACTTTGAAGTCGGTGCCGTCACCAGCAGACTGCGTTCCATCAAAGTCAATAAAGGCAATCGGCGGATCGTTGGTATCCGTGTCGTTGTAGATGATGCCATAGGCCGCATCAATCGAACCGCCCGAAGCCGTCCATGTCACATCGTCAGCATCAAACTTGGCATCGTTCGTCGTGACGGTAGTGACAGCCACATTCGCCAGAGCCTGACCGCCAGCGGTGTAGCCCGTGCCCGTCGTCGCCTCGGTGCCCGTCACGCCTGCCAGCGTCGTGTCAGCCGCAGTGAACGTCGCCGTTGCATACAGCTTGAGTTTATAGGTGTCGCCAGCGGCGTTCGAGCCGTCCGCGAACAGTTTGGCCGTATGGTCATACAGCGAGATTGTTACAGCCATTCCGGCCTCCTGTGCTTTGCATATGCATCGTCAATGTATCACGGTTTATCGGGCCACGCTACATCGTCTGGAAAGCCCGCCTGTTGCGGCACATCTCTCAGGGCTTGGCGGTAGGTTGCCCATGCAGCCTGATCTACAGGGGCGTCGTCTATCTGCGTCCAATCCGAAGCGGCAAGCAGTTGGTTGCGCCGCAAGCGTATTTGGTCCACAGTTAAGCCTTCGGTTGTGAGTTCAGCTTCCGCAGCTTCTCTCACGACTTTCTTCCCATCCTCCCAAGTGACAATTTTATTCACCGTAGTGCCTCCGCTTTTCCAGATAAACTTTTCCCGTTGTTGAAGTTGACGACAGGAGCAGCCTAACTTTGCTAATAAAGTAAGATGATCCTGATCCAATGTAATACGCAAGCCCAGACCCTACTTGCGCATTAACCGTAATAGTGACATTGTCATACCTCCAAGCGAACGCTCCGAAAGGAAAATATATACTGTTTAAGCGACTTGCTCTCAGGGGAAGTGGCCGAACCTCAAACATCCCCCAATGCCTTACTTCGGTGCCATTAAGGGGAAAAGCGCCAAAACTTTGCCAGCTTGTTCCGTCTCGTAGGAATTGAAAAGTCAGTTGTAAATTGCCCCCGACAGTTCTTCCTAAATCCTCAAACGTAACTCTATAATCGTAACCGTCCTCGAACGCCGGAGTCTCAATTATAGTGACGCCACCATCAACCGCGTAATCATAAATCAGCCCATCGTTCCCGTCACCGACGGAAATCATGTCATACGGATGCCAGCCTGCCGCGACAACAGGCGCGTCGCTTGCGCCCTCGGCAATCGCAATGGGATTATCCCGAAGCGCCGTCATAAGCGGCTGCGTTACTGGGCTGTCCTGATCTATGTCCGTGTCAGGTATCGTTGTGTAAGTCGTCATGAGATTTTCCCGGCCTCCTGTCCGTCGCTAAGCAATCCCGAAGAATTGCCAATGTAGCAGTTCTTGAATGGCGCGCTATCATATCCAGGATAGTCAGCCGCACCACTTGCCATGATGTAATACACGCGGCCATAGAGCGTTGTGTCTTCGCAGATATATTCCACCACCTCGCCCGGCACGACCTCTTCGGCGGAAACAATCGTCCATTGCCGCAGCCGTCTCGCGCCATACTGATCCACATCAAGATAATGGCTTAGGTAGAATGTGTCGCCGATCCAGTAAGTCCGATCCTTAGCGTCCATGCGGAATTTAACTTCACTCGGCACATCCACATAGCGCGTGATGATTTTAGATGCGGTATTCGCCGCAAGCTGACTGCTTGTCAGGAAATAGGCAAATATCTTGCGGATAGACGGCTCGCCATATAGCTCGTCTGTTTCACTTTCCAAATTTGCAATAATGTAAGCATTGGAAAATGCCTCGGCGTCATCCGGCTTGGTAGTAAAATCATTCTGTCCAAAATAAACCCAAACTTGGCTGGCGCGTTCGCGGGGCTTTTCGGTAAAGGCTATAGAACCGGAGATAATATTGGTTGCGTCCGTAATCGTATCAGGCTCAATATCAATGCCCCTGATCGCCTTTAATTTAACCAATCTCGTCCGCTCATCCCACCAGACAAAAAACAGCATCTGTTCTTGTAGGTCCGAAACCAACTTAAAAACGGAGGTCGGCGAAGTTATTAGTGCATTGACGCGATACAATGACAGGTAAGTATCCACCTCAGTTGCCCAGCCGGACGTGTCGAGATAGCTGCTGTCAATTCCACCATAAACGGAAAGCAGATCATTCAATACATCATCTGGCGTTTCATTGGAATATCGCAGACATTGCTGCACCGCATCTTCCGCCGAATGGCTGTCGGCCACCGTGTTGTCCGTGCCGCGAGTGACGCCGGTAAATTCAATGCCATTCGCGCTAGTAGCCCGAGCGGTATAGGTCATGATCTCGTCGCCGATGATCAACGTGCCGCTTGCATCATAATCAGCCTCAACCGCGCCAGCCACTTCAAAGCTGGTCACGCTCGCATCAATGTCGGCATAGACTTCGCCCGGAGAGGCCACAGGCGCTTGTGCCTTGCGTTCTTCAATGCGCGCCAGAATATCCTTGCCCCGGATCGTCACGCGCCCGCTACTGTCAGGCCCAACGACTTCGCTCAAGAAGTATTGCCGTGAAGTCATCGCCGCAAGCGTCTGCCCGACATAGCCCTCATAGACAACGATGATGATATTCTGCCGATACTTGTTGCGCACCAGCCAGCGCGTCCAGAAGCTGCCGCGATCCGCATCAAGTGGGTTCCAGCTTCTGCCGCTTAGGTAAGGATCAACAAGCCGATCTGTATGCGCATGGTCCTGAAACGTGATCGTGCAGAGCGCCCGATTTCCAAGACCTTGCGCATCCGGGTTGGCGCTGGCAAGGTTGATCCGCGTGGGGCTTGTGCTGACGCTGACAAGGCTGGGAATGATGTAACTGGCCAATCCCTGCTCACCGGGCCTACCCTTGCCGAAATAGAGGCTCAGAGGCGTTCCCAGTGCATAGTTGGCCGTGTCTTGGCAGGTTGCCCGCGTATTGTAGCACTTGGTGTCGCCCGTGCCTGTGGCCGTGCAAGGGCTGACGCCGAATACGTTTGCGCACAGCGGCTGCTTGATTTCGACGATCTGGATCGGCTCTCGGCCAGGATCAGTCGCGGCCATCAGTCGTATCCCCGCGCCCTGACATTCATGCTGACGCTCATCAAGTCACGCACGCCGATGTTCTGCGGAATCGGCACTTCATCCACCTGACAAAAGCCCACGTCGCCGAAGGTTGTGGGACGCCATGCAATCCAGAACGGCTCGGCTTCAATGCCCTTCTGCAAGTCCTCCCAATTAGACCTAATCCATGCAGCCGTGAGATTGTTCCATGCGAACGATGTGCTGAGATAGGTCCGCTGCTTTGTGCGGCCCAGATATTCGCCGGTCTCGCTGTAGTTGCTTCGCAGGATCGTCTGCCGCGCAAACTTGATCGGCGCATGGCCACCGTAGATCGGGCGCTCCATTTGTAAAGCCGCGCCAAACTTCACAACGCCAATTTCAGGTTCGTCAGTTCCGGCAGTTATATTGATCCGCCAATAGCGCGCCGTCACTGGTTCAAAGATTGCAAAGATCGGCTCATCGCTGGCAATGGCTGTAGCGGGCGTCAGATCATTCCATGATACATTGTCCGTTGAATACTGCACCTTGACCGTGCAGCCTTCTGTGGCCAGCGTATGGGCTGCGATACAAGCGTAATCGCACTCAACCGCGCTCCCGTGGTCATAAGCCCATGTAGCAGCCAAACTCGTCGGCTTCCATCGCTCATAGGTCAGCGTATTAAGCGGCGCGTCTGCGTCATATCCACTCGCCGTGCTAGATGCCGTAGCAGTGCCGCCAGAGAGCCAATTTAAGCTATGGGCAATGCGTGCATGTGTCAGAGGCTCATCGCCGCTGGGCAAGGTATAGCCGCTTTCAAGGATTACTGTCATACCAGCCTCACTATGGCCCCGTCTTCAACGGCCTCATTTATGCTGTTGATTAGATTGATGACCTGATCCCGCGAGAACATATCGCCGCCCGTCAGGCTGATCGCTACGTTGCGGGATACGGCAGGGGCTGCGGGGGCCGCTGCTGCAACGCCCGCTGCAATGCCTGGCGGGGCAGATGTTGATCCACTTGCCGACACGCCTTTGATGGCATTTACGAACTGCATACCAGCGGCAACGACCATTGCTGCGCGTGCAACGCCAGCTAGGCCACCTTTAGCGATCTCCTTAGATGCGCCTTCCATGACATTGATTAATGCCTCTGCTGCGCTGAATACCTTGGCAATCTTCAGCATCTTTTCGTTGCCGTTTTGCAGGACATTGGCCATATCGCCCATGAACTTGCCTGTTCTTTGCAGCGTCGTTCCGTAGCGATAAACGTCAATCTGCGTCATGCGATCCGCATGTTGAGACTGCGCCTGCTCCATCAGGTCGTTGTATTCCTGCTGCGTCAAAAGCCGCTGTTCAAGTGCCGCGTTCAGCGTTTCTTGTTGACGCTCGAAAGATGCGATCTGCATTTCCTCCTGCGTCATGAGGGCATTCTGAACGTTCTCAAGTTGAGCGATCAGAGGATTAGTTTTGCGACCTTTAGCACCAGAAGTTCTTGCAGCCCGATCTCTTTCGGCTCTGCGACCAGAGAAAACTTTTTCAAGGGCTTCTTGTCCCGGCGTCATCGGCAAATCAGCAAGGGCTTCTGGTGGAATTGCCCCAGTCTCAACGCCTCTACGGGCTGCTGCTGCGGCAAATTCTCTAGATGCTGCTGCTGTTTTTGCCGCTGCATTTGCCGCTGCATCGCCCATGCTATTAAGAGCGGTGACACCCGCACTTGCGGCTCGCAAAACAGCTTCAAGCTGCGCAACGATTTTGGCAATTTCAGGAGGTATTTTTTCAGTTGGAGGAAACATTGCCCGAAGCAATTCAAGAGCTTTAGCTGATTGCTCGGCAACTTCCTCCATGCCTTGTGCTTCGGCCAAACCTCTAAGAGCAGCATCCAATTGAACGGCTTCATTGGCTGACATGCCCATAGCTTTTGCAGCCTCAACAGCCGCAGCACGAGCGGCTTCAACTTTGGCTTCAGCTTCATCAAAAGCTGCGGCATTTGATATGGTGCGCTCACCGAGCGACTGCTGAACTGTATTTAACTCTTGAACAGCTTGGCTATAATCCCTCAATTTACTAGTCACATCATCAAGTGGACCTTGAATTACAGAAACAGCACCGGCCAATCCTTCAAGACCCAATGAAAGAGATGCTTGTGCATTAAGAAGTGCAGCTTGCCGAACTTGTTCTGCAAATTTGCCAAATTCTTCGCGCAAATCTGAAAGAGGCGTCTTGGCGACATTAAATGCTTCCGTGACACCATTTAGAGAACCAATGAAATTTTCAATAGCTTCATCTGCATCAATAACTTCATTACCAGCCGACTGAAAAGCAAACGCCAGCGCCGGAATACCCACGCCAGCCAGAACACCGGCAACAGCGCCAAGCGCGCCAAAACCACTCAAAAGCTGCGGAAGCTGCTGCGCGAAGACCGTGCTGGCCCGAGTGCCGCCCTGAAGCTGAACCGCAATATCCTGAAGCTGGAATGACGTGTTCTGGATTTTGGCTCGCGTTGATCCAGATACGTTCCCAAGACGGGAAAGCCCACCGCTAAAACGGGTCGTGCCAGCCTGCGCTTTGTTGACCTGCGTATCAAAGGCCTGAAGCTGCGCCTTGGCCTTGGCAATGTCCGATTGCAGATCGGCGCTGTCGCCGTTGATCTTTACATTAAGGGCTGCGAGTTCCGTCATTCATCTTCGCCTTATGTCTGGCCCTTGCATCGGCCCATTCAGCCTCTGAGAAACCGCCGCTCTTTGCCTTGCCCTTGGTTATCTCTTCAAGCCGCTTGCCTTCCTTGATCTTGGCATCTAGTTCCACCCACCAATCACAAACAGGCATATTCCAGAACTCGCTGGGCTGTATCCCCCATGACCGGGCCGCCTGATAAGCATTCCGCTCAAAGACGGCCCATGTTACTCCCCCGACGACTTGTCACCATCTGCGCTATCCAGTTCCTGCGACTTCGGCGTGACGATCATCGCAACATAGTCCAGCGCGATTGACTTGGCCTCAAGAAATCCATTCTCGACAACCATTTCCTGAACCTTGTCCAGAGACATATCGCTGCCAGCCGCCTTCATGCCGATATGCAAGATCGTCGGCACATTTTTGACGGTGAACTGCCACTTGGGATGATACACTTGACCAATGCCGGATAGCATGGCCTCAATCTGCGCCTCACGCGCAATGGCAAGTGGATCGCCGACCTTTTCGGAGAGATCGGCGGCGGCAGCGAATGTTGCAGCTAGTTCAAGTTCATGGCCCCCAAAGGAGGCTGTCATTTTACGCATATCTCACCTTATGCCGTCGATGCCGTATAGGTGACAGCGCCGCTCGATTGGAACGTGGCCGAGAACTCGACAGCGCCATCGTGTTCGCCGGTCACTTCGAACGATGCAAGATGGAAGGTGCCGCTGACGTTGCCCGGACTGGCCAGCGAGGACGGCAGATCAATTTGCAGCGTCTCGCCCGTGGTCGAAGCGTTGTAGAACTCTGCCAGCAGAACCTCGTCCGAGGAAATGCCACCGACCGTTACCTCGACCGACTTGACGCCAGGCGTAGCCAGAAGCGTGCGCCAGCCACTGTCGTCGTCCGTGGTTACATCAACCATTTCGTTGTTATTGGTGACGCCGCGCGTGCGGACACCAACAAGCGTGGAGCTGTCCCAGTCGATGGTCAGCGAACGCCCATTAAATCCAGCCATGTTTTTACTCCTTCTGGATCGTCAGTCTGAACCGCATGACCCCGTGACGTGTTTCGCCATCGGGATCGCGCAGCGTTTCGGAAAACTCGCACAAGCAGTCTACCACATTATAACCCGCCTTGGATAGACTGCCGCGATTGAGGATGTCATACACCTCGCCCATGATAGCCTTGGTTTCCTTGAAGCCTGCCGTGCGGCTCCAGATATGCAGGACAAGCGTTACCTCCTTGCCCAGCGTATCGTCCGTATCCCAAGGAGCCGTGCTGTCGTTCCCAATCACGACATAGGGAAAGTTCTGGCGCGGCATTCCTTCCGGCAAATAAGGCACATCGTCATAGACGCCTGCGCTAATGTTGCCATTTAGGGCATCAAAGACGATCTCTTGAGCGACGGTCTCGAAACTCATATCCGCGCCTCCAGCCTGGCCTTGAGTTCTCTAGCCACACCTTCTGCCGCCTTGCGGAAACTGCGCTCAAGCCAAGGCCTTGCTTCCATGCGGGATGTGCCGAACTCCAGATAAGCGCCATAGATGATATTCGTGCCAACCTTGGCCTGCATTTTGGCTGGGGTGGCGAGGATCATATCCACATTGCTGGCAAGACGGCCTGTGTCGCTCATGGGATATTCGCCAGGTGCAGAGGCTGTATGTGGCACACGAGGCTCACCTTTGCGCAAGCGCCCTTGGCTATCGGTCCAAAAATATGTGTCGTAAGTCCGCCCGCTTGCCGGGCCGCGCTGAATGCCCCTCACGGCCTCCTGCTGTGTATCCATCGCCACGTCGTTGATCGTGTCCATGATTACATCATCGCCCAATTCGCCGAGCCGCTTGAAGTCAGCGAAAAGATCGTCCAGCCCTTCAAGTTTGATTTCCACACGGCTCATGACGGCGCGCCTTCTGACAGCATCAATTCCAGCCACTCGCCCGCATCATCCACGTCAATCACCGCCGTGATATTGTAAGTCCGTCCGCGATAGGTCACGCGATCCGCAGCGCTGTAATATGGTGCGCCGTTCACATCGCCCCGGAAACGGATCACAGCCCGCACTGACAGGCTCGGCGATACCCTCATGGCCTGCACCCGCTCAGAGCCGCTCATGGGCTTCCACAACGCCCATACAGCGTCTCCTGCACTCCACGTCTCTGTCCAGCCGCCCATGCCATCACCGGCCTGCGTCTTGCGCTGGATCGTAATGCGGCTTTTAAGCTGGCGAGCCGAGTATTTGGAGCAGCAGTTTACCATGCGAGTTCGTCGGCCCGACGATAAGGCGCGAGCAGACGCCTGATCTCATCTGTCATGCCTTCGCAGCCATCATATAGCTGCTCAACATAACGCCGGATGGCCTCACGAATAGGAGCCGGGATCGTGGCATATGTGTAGCCCGCAACATAAGTCACTTGCACCGCATCTTGCGCCCGAAGATCGGATGGCCATACCTCGCCTTCATTCAAATAGATGCGCCCGCTTTGCAGATCGACTTGATACTTGGATGCGCTGAACGTGCTGGCATTGTTGCCTCGATCATAGGTCACAACGCTAGTCACGCTTTGCAGCACCGGAAACGGCAGATCAAGCGTCTCACCGCCGCCCAAAACATAGGGAACGCTTGCCGTATGAACGCCCGGACCAAGCGCCAGCAGCCGGTCATCAGCGCCAGCATAGGCAAATCCATCCGCCTTGAATACGAATGTCTCGGTCAGAATAGCGCGGCGAAGATATTGCTTTACCGCATCGGTCGCAGTTTGAATATATGAAACGATGACAGCATCATCTGCATCCGTATCAACGCGCAAAAATGCCTTCATATCAGAAAGCCCAATCGCCAATTCATTTGACGTTTGGGTGACAGATACGGATTTACGATTGAACCTCATCAGCCTCATCCTCAACGGTCGCTATTTTTATGGCTGCTTTAACTTCGCGCAAGAGATCGGATTTGTTGCTTTTAGCAATCTCGCGCCAACGCGGTTTGATAACATCAAGCGCGGCCTCGGCTGCCGTCAAAATCTGATTATCATCCATCATTCTGCACCTTTCTTGGACGGCCTCGTTTGGCCTTGTTTTCCGGCGCTGCCGAAATAGCTTTATTGACGATTTCACATGCTCCGGCATCAATCAGAATACGCAGCAGATCATCATTGACGTGATGTGTTGAGCCTTCCGACCACATTTCGGCAAACATTCCAGTCGGCGCGACCGGATGCGTGCGAAGCATTTTGATTTCCGTCGTCATGGGCTGTGCGTCCTTTGCAGCATGATTGCCTTGTTCCAGACGCTAACATTTTCGGAACAACTGATAAAGAACCTCGCGCCATACTGGGCGAATGGTCCCGTCACGAACAGGGTGCCGTTGAAAAACAGAAAGTCTTCCACACCGCTGCCCTTGGTCAGCGCGCGACGATCCCGCGCAATTATCGTGCTGTAATCCGAGCCAATCCCCACGTCGATCTCGGCGAATGTCGCCGTGCTGGTGGCCTTGCTGATCTGAAACGTCAGGTTGATGTTGTAGGCTTCGCCAATGGCAAAAGGCTGGAGCGTGCTGCCGCCGAATATATCCAGAGGAATTCCGCGCTTGTAGTCAGTCGTTGTTCCCGAACCCTCGCCATCAATAGTAACATGCGTCAGGGTGTCGGCTGTGATGCTTTGCTTGTTATCGGATGTATGCGTGGCATCTTCAAAGTAGAGCCAGCCGCCATCGTATTTCGTGCGGCGCTCTTCGCCACTATCCAAGCGAATAAGCATATCCGCCGCGCGCTTGTTGTCTTCCGTGGCTTCAGGGATGCTATCCCACTGGATATTCGTCATCAAAACCCCCTGCGCTTATGAAAGGGACCGAGAGAACCCGGCCCCTCGCTAAGATCAGGTAGCAGCCGTGCCGCTGTCGATGGTGGCCGAGGCCATCACCGCGCCCTTGTCCTTGCGGGCGTGGACGGTCACAGCAGCATTAGTGCCGGTCGTGCCGGTGGCAACGATCCGCACATAACGCTTCTCGCCGCGATAGCCGATGGTGCCGACGAAGGTATCATCGTCGGTATCAGCCGTGACGGTCAGGTCACTTTCAGCGCCGATCAGGTCAGCATCGGCCACAGCGGTTGCGTCTGCCGCCGCCGTGGTGTCGCTTTCCTGAACTTCAAACGAGAAGCCCGAAGCCGTGCCTGCATCGGTGACAGTGCCGGTCGATACGCTGAACGTCAGCGCCTCCCAGCCCTGCATGTCGATCCAGTCGCCAGCAGCAGGCGTTGCGCCGCTCAGTGTTGCCGAGAGGGCGAGGCCCATTTCGGCATTGTTGCGCATGTCAAACATAGCCATAGTTCATGCCCTCCTTAGGTCGAGACTTTGCCGATGGCGATTGCATCGAAGCTGGTCACATCCCCGCCAACGCGCTGCGTCGTGTAGTAGGTCACGAAGCCTTTGTTGGAGTAGGGATCACGCAGCACCTGAAGACCAACACGATCAACGATGGTGTAGGCCTGGCTGAAGTCGGCATAGACGATTGCCAGAGCCGATGAGGCAACAGCAGGCATGTCATCCATGAAGATGACCGGCTTGCCGAGAAGCTGCATGGACGCTTGACCATCGCGGAGCAGAACCGGGCTGAAGAAGTAGTTGTCGCTACCCTTCAGTTGCAGTGCCGCGCCGAACGTGGTGCGCTTCATGCCCCAGACTGCGCCCGGCTGGTAAGCCTCTTTCAGCGCATTCTGAACGTCGATAAGACCATCCGCAGTCAGCGCCGAGGCATCGCCCATTGCGACCTGGTTGATCTTGCCACGCTCGTAAGTGCCCGAGACAGCCTGAGCCGGATAGGTCAGGAAGCCGCGCGGCTGGCCGACGCCGGTGCCGTTGACGAACGCGGTATTCTGCGTGCGTGCAAACTTGTCGGCGACTTTGCCCGAGAGCCATGCTTCAACGTCGAGATAGGCATCTTCGATCATCTCGGTCGTCATGCGCGGATCGGCTTCGATCTTGTGCGCGGCGATGACCTTCTGACCAAGCTGCGGCGTGTCGGTCTGACCGCCCGATGCACCTTCACCGACCCAACGTGCGCCAGCTTCATCGTCATCAATCAGGATGTCGATGGACTTGGAGCCAGTGCGTTCGATGTTTGCCACACCGCGCAGCGGCGAGGTTTCGAAGATGCGCGTCACGATGGTTTGCGACAGTTCCGGGCGCACCAGATAGCCGCCGTCAGGGTTCACGTCCGTAGACATGGCCTTGACTTCGACGCCTTCCGAACCGGCTTTGAAGCCAGCAGGCAGGGTGCCGTAAGCCATGTATTCGCGGAAAGCGTCACGATGCTTGGCTTCCATTTCGGCGTCGGCTTCCTTGCCTTCACCGCCGGGGCGCTTCATCGCAGCTTCCAGCTTGGCTTGCTTCGACTGCATCTCTGCCATCTTGGCAGTGATTTCGTCGGCCATCTTCTGGTGCTTTTCTTCAGTCACAACGTCTTTAGGCGCGTCAGCCTTGAGCGCGTCGATCTCCGAACGCAGCTCGGTCAGGGTCGGGTTGATCTTCTCAACAAGCCCTTTGATTTCTGCAAAGTCAGACATTCCGTCCTCCTATGTTATGCAGGGTTTCAGTGAGTAGCTTTTTGAGTTCGTCAACGTCCCGTTGATCCTGCTCAGGAAGACCGGTGTCTGCATCCCGCAGAACCTCCGACCGCCCTTTCCATGCGCCGCTCGCCATGGCCTTAGCCATGCGGTTCGAGTAGCCCATATTCTTGAACGTGCGCTCGATCTGGCGCTCCGTTATGTCTTCGGATTTCATGGCATAGATGTTGGCCAATTCGTTCATGGGGAACGTGACAACAGACGTTTCCCAGAGGTCCAGCTTGGTCAGCTTGCGCGCGCCAGCATCCATGTCCATTTCGTATTCTTGGGTGCGATAGCCGATAGACAGCCCTTCGATAGCGCCCATCTTGACCAGCGCGGCGACCTCGGCCCCTTTGGCCGCCTTCTTGCTGATCCGGCCCTTTTGAAAGAGGCCGTTTTCATCCTCGCGCATTTCATCCCATGCCCCGATGGGCTGCGAAGGATCGTGCTGCCAGAGCATCTTGGGCTTGCGGCCTCGCGCAATGCACTCCTTGAACGCGCCAGGCATGATGATGTCGCCGCCGCTGTCCATGTTGCCGAAGACAGCGCCATAGCCAGAGACAATCAAATAATCGTCGTTCTCGTCCTCGGCCTTGACTTCCAGCGTTGCCAGCTTGGTTTCCAGAACCTCGCCTGCGTCCTTCTGCGTCCACTTGGATGCGCAGACGGCGAAGCGTTGATCCATTTCCGGGAAGTCACGGGCCTGTTCAGCATCGCCCATGCAACGCTTGATCCAGTCCGCACGGTTTTCACCTGCTCGCGGTGTCGGCATAGAAAACTCCAT